CTTCTGGCCAATTTAAAACAACATTTATCAACATCTTAGCAAATGAGTTTCTGTATAGATACGCCTTTGCATGTGTCAATCCTGGGCTCAGGTTTGAGGATAATGTTGTGGCCTTCTTCTATGGTGATGACAGTATATTGACATGCAAGATTGACACGTTTAATCAGCAGGTTATGCAGCGGGAGATGGTTAAAATAGGTATGAAATATACTGACTCAAACAAGAACCCCAAAGTTCAACCTTATGAGGCCAAAGGAGCAGCAGGCTTTCTAGGTAGAAGGTTTGCGCTATGGAAACATTATGTGTTGTCACCTTTACGTGGATCTTCTTGGGTCAAACAACTATGTTGGTTGTCCCCAGCAACTTCAACTGCTGAGGAAGATCGTATTTTATCCGTGTGGCCAACCCTTCTTTATGAGATTGCCAAGGTTAAACTAGGTGATCTTGAACCAGATGTTGATCAACAAGCGGTTATAGATAACCTACCAGAGATTCGACAGGTGATAGTTGAAGAATATGGTGTTGATATCATGGATATCCCTAGTGACTGGGAACAATACTATGCGGATGCTCAATCATTGTTTGAGGCAAACATTTTCGTGCCGGAAGGTGAGATTTTTCCAACCTTTGATCACAATTTGTTCCCAACTTCTGATGTCCAACAGGTTGACCCCAAGGCAGGGGAGGATGCCAAACACCCTGTTATTTCTTTTAGGGATCAATTACCACCAGAAGAGGATACTTACCCAATTACACGATTTCGCATGCAACCGGATCCCTATGTGAATCCAGATGAAATATTTAGGATTCCTGTCTTGGTGGATCAATTCACTATAAGTCATGGATCCAACATCGGAAAGATATACCATCTAATGCAACACTATCTCACTGATTCTAGAGTTGCTGCCTTGTTGCAGAACTATACACTTCTTGATTACGATAAGATGGTTGTTGAGGTCAGAACAAATGGCAACAGTTTCACTCAAATGGTATTAGCGATGGGCGGTATGCCCATGCGTGCTGAATGGGCTGGACAAGGAGCTGGTAACACCAACAGCATTGGCAGGTATGCTGGTTGGTTGAAC